TCATTTTTCTTCACCCTGTATAGTTTGGACGCCTTGTCGATGAATAGCTGACCATACAGATGGTCGTACTCATGTTGAAAGATGCGAGCGATGATTCCTGTGAAAGCCACTTGCATTTCCTCACCGTTGATAGTGGTGAATTTCACAGTGATTCCTATTGAACGGTCAACATCACCACCAATACCAGGAAGACTTAGACAACCCTCCATGTCAGTTTCCGTGCTGACTGACTTGTCAAGGAATGTTGGGTTGAGCACCGCTATGATAGACTCATCCGTGAAATCAGGAGAGGTGTACATGACAAACATGCGAATGCTCTTGCCGATCTGCGGAGCGGCCAACCCGACGCCCTTGCTCTCCTTCATGAAACTGATCATCTCCGTAGCAAGAGCGGCGGTGTCAGCAGAGATCTGTGCTGGTCTGGTTGGGCGGCGTAGAAGTGGGTTCGTTGGGTGAATGAGTTGCATGCTTCTTATTTACCGTACCACATCCACTCTGGCTGCACGGTCAGAATATGGTAGGAGACTCCACCAACGTGCCCCCAGAAGTCGCCAGTGCTCAACAGGAATCCTTTGCCATTGCTGCCGTCATGGTCCGGTTGCTCCGGATACTCTACTTGGGCCAGCCAATTCCAGACCATTTCTGCAGCAACTTCCCACGGCATTTCGTATGGGAGCGGAATGGACTTGTAATGCTCCTCTTCATGCCATAGAATGCTGAAGCATGGGACATCGAGTTCAAGGTCACCGCGATCTTCGCCGTCGTCACGCCGCATTCCAAGTGCGGCTGGCGTGGTGATCAGATAGTGTTTGGCCTTGCTGCCTGGAGCGCTACCGAAGGCCATCTTGAACGCGTTGAGAAAATGATCCTTCCCTTGTGCCCTGACGGTGACGCGGAAATTGTCGCCAAAATGCGGCTTAAATCCGGGTTGGAACTGGTCCATGTTTCCATTTAAGCACACCGTCTGGCGAACTGTCAACCCTAAATAAGGGTATGAAATTAACGGTTCGATTTGTCCCATTCAAGGATGATGAGGTTCAGAAAGACGCCTCGGCGCTCGGCAAATTTGCGTTTGAAGGGACCGACTTTGTTTCGGTGGGTAGGTCCATCGCCCGCAAAGTCCAGTTCTTCGAATCCAAGGTTAACGACGACCCGCAGTCTCCCGATAGAAATCGCATATGGTTTACCGTGGCTAAAGTAGAAGACAGCCATATTCCACCACAGTTTATCGAAGCCGATTTGAACGATATTATCGGTACATTCATGACTCGTGGTGAGTGGGACTTCTGGGACCCCAAATAGCATGTTGACTTTCAGTCAGTTCATCACCGAAATAGATCTGCGATATGTTGAAAGTGGATACATCGCACCAGACGGTGATGTTCTTGAAGGTAGCCATGGAAGCGTTATTGCACAACTATTAGGCAAGCTTGGTGGAGAACCAACAAAGAACATCGAAGAGCTTGGGTTCGTTCGATTTTTGCTAACCAGAACAGGTGATTTCTCAGCAAGCTGCAAGGTGGGTGGAGAAGCGAAACATCTACAATATCTTATCAGGATGTTGGGAAAATATCGCTATCATAAGATCGATCAAATCCACATTGATATGCAGCCGTATTTTGAGTTTAGTTCTAGTGGGCCAACCGTTGTGAACGACGCTATTAGGGCGATGAACTCTAAAATACACTTTCAAGAGGAGCATATCAACCACTATTGGGATTGGGGATGGGTTTCTCCACGTGGTAAAGTCATATATGGTACTGGTACCAAGTACGAGATTCACGATCAACTTTTGGCCAAGCTACACGTAACTAAGTCAAAAGCGAAGTCCGATCACTGGATACGGTGGATGGTGGTTCATCCCGGAACCCTTTATCTAACCATAATGGATGATGGGAAGAATAACAACTTCAAGAACGCTCTGTCGAATATTAAGAATTTCATGCAAGGTTATTCTTGGGTTCATAAAGTCGTATTCGAAATTGAGGATGGTCCATCGTATGAGACCGACTCCACGGTCAAATTACATCGAGACCTTAGCCAGATAAGCAAACAACTAGAAGGATAGATATGCAAGACACAGAACTACAGGCAGATGTCTGCTCTGTTATCACTGAAGAGAGAGTGAACGACATCAAGGAAAGAGACCACTTGTCTTTCCTTACTAACAACACCAATTCGAGTCTCTGGAATAAACCTCCTGCAAAGATTCTAACCAACAGGTTCATTCAAGAATTGAAAGACGGCGCTCTGACTGTTTCGGAAGAAGAGATAGCTGCGACCACGGCGAAGATGGGACCAATCGAAACGGTTCTATCACAGATTCGGAATGGTGATTGTACGAAAGAAGAGAAACAAGAGTCGAAGGTGGAGCTGGTCGATCCAGAGCCACAGGAGATGATGCAGACTCCGGACAACGAGATCAAGCTCACACCAGCGATAATTGGTATCCTTAAGGACATTGACGTAAGTGTGGCCGAACTAATCGGTAAGAGGCGTGGGATTATTGCGGCATTGACTGATGGTAACGCTGATTGGGAAATTAGTCCATGTCGGACTAAACTGATCAAGAAATGACTTGGTTGTTTTTACTCCTGACAATTGATCCTGGGACATTACTCCAGAACTACAGGTCTGATCCAAAGCGATATGCGAAGCATGAGATTATTGAAGTGAGTGGCAAAGTTGTTCAAGCGACGACTACTCTTGGATGGTCATTTATCACATTCGAAACGGGACGTGATAAAGACGGTGATATCGAGGAGTCCGTGGTGTGCATGTTAGGTAGGGGTAAAAATGCGGAGGTCAAACGAGTTCAGAAGGGCCAAACCATCACAGCCGTTGGTGAGTTTGACGGTCATTCCGATCATATCCGGCTGCAGAAGTGTGTGGTGAAATGAACACAACCGATATTGGGGAGTGAGGAGGGAATCGAACCCTCATCAATGGCTCCACAGGCCACCGCTTTACCGTTAAGCTACTCACTCCATAAGTTGGGGTGGATAGTGGGGTTCGAACCCACAACATCCAGAATCACAGTCTGGCGCTCTGCCAATTGAGCTATATCCACCATGTGGTACCAGGAGAGAGACTCGAACTCACGCGGTCTGCTCCACAGGCAGATGCTCTACCCCTGAGCTATCCTGGCACTTGAAATGAAGTGGATTAAAGATGGATGTCCTGGGGGCTGTTCGTCGATGTTGTGATTGTCGCAATCATGGACTGCCTCCAGGAGCACCTCGATCTTATTTAGCTTCCTTGCTGACCCCTGATCTCTCTTTCAGGCTCGTCGTCCGCTGCCAGTGTTGATGCCGCCCTAATACTTCCGGCTACGAGGCTTGGATGTGGCGATCAGCGTAAGGGGGAGAGCGATTAGGCGAACCCCCCACCAGGAGCGTCCCCGCTCCACTTACGATAATACCACAGATTGGGGCGGCTGTCAACTATTATCTTCAGTCTCGATGTGAATTCCTGATTTGATGGCAAGCAGAATTGTGCATCGCACACATCCTCCATGCACAAATGAAAGTCGGCAGGGAATAAAATCTGAGCAGCCTCGGGTGTGGTCGGGAAAGAATTGATCTATGTTGTCAGGTGTGATTTGAACCATCTTCTTCGCTTATTTGTTGGATGGCGCGGATCTCCTGATCGGTAAGGGGAACCAACCAGTACCCTTTGCGGTCCTTTTCGGAGGGAAGTCCTCTCTCGCGCAGCCGTTTGGCTAGTCCAGCCAGAGTTTGTGTGTCCATATTAAAGCCGAATGGGTCGGCACCAGTGCTCCTTGGTGCCGACCCCGTGCGGTGTTCATGCCGACCTCCTAGGAAGTGGCCTTCTTCACCTTCTGCGCCGCCATGCGGTCCAGCAGCTTCTTGGCGTTCTCGCCCGCTTCGTTGGTCTCTTCGATCTTGTTGAGGAACTTGATCTTGGCGCGGTAGATGACCATCTCGCGGGGAATCGTGGATTCGGCTTCCTCGCCGCGCAGAACCGCACGCAGGATCTTCTTGCCCCTGGCGTCGTGGCCCTGTTTCCACTCGCGCCGCTGGCTCGGCTTGTTCTTGGTCGGGAGACCTTCGCCGCAACCACACAGGCAGTGCTGCGGAATGGTCGGCGCATCGGAAGCTTCCGCCGCTGCCAGCGCCGCGTTACGCTTGCGTGTCTCTTGGGCCTTCAGGATTGATTCTTTCGAACGTGTTGCCATAATGAGCTTTCTAACCTCACGGGTTTGGATTTGGACTACTACTGCTTCAATTGTACCATCTCCGGGACGCGTCTGTCAAGTATCACGGAGGGTTGTCGGTTTGGTTCAGATTTTCTCAACAATCAGGGCAATTTGCCCTGTGGTGGTGAGGGTGAAATCAGTCACCTTGAATCGGGGAACGTCACCACGTTCCATCACGAGCAAATCCTTGGTCATTCGCGTTTCGAGAACTTCCGGGGTGTTCCCGCTGAAACACTGGGTAAGCGTTTCGAGTGTCATCAGTATCCTCTCGCCTCCACAGAACCGATAGGAAGTGGTCGCCACCTATCACAGTCGCCGACGTGCGGTTTGGTAAACGGGTGGCAGCACTCACCGAATTCGCGTTTGCCGACCGTCCGGTACATCATTGGACTACCGTCGTCGTGCGTTCCCTCCAGGTACATCAGGCTGCTGCCTTTGTAGAGGAAGTAACAGTTGGTGCCGATTTTGACGCCGAGTTCGCCGCTGTCGTTCACGATCCACTCGACCTGCTCGGCGGTAACGAACGGAGTCTTTACCTCCTGGACCAGATTGCTGGCCTTGTTGGTGATTTGATGCCGATGCGTCCACAGCCAATTGACGATGGCGATGACGCCGATGATTTGGGCAATCAGCCCACACGCACTGATGAATATGTTCATGGTTACCACTGGAAGCTGGCGAGAAGCCGCTGCCGTTCTGCTTTCTTGGCGTTGTAGCCACTAACCTCCGCCAGGACATCCAGCGGGAGACCGAACTTCTGCTCGATGGACTTGGCGAAGTAGCCGTCGCCCTGCACTATACTGAACCCGCCGCGATCACCGTTGAGATCGACGAGCATCTGCCGCGCCTCGGCTTTTTGACTCTCGCTAAGCCGAACTGTCCTTGTGGTTGTGATGGTTACGGACCCATCGAGATTGCGCTTGGTTGCTGCGCTCATCGGATCTCCTTCCGGACCAAGGCCTTCTCCCCCTCAGTGAAGTTGAGAGCAACCATGGTCTCTTCAACAATCTCTTCGATGTCATTCAACGACGCCAGACGAACGTGCATCTGGCGTATGACGATGATGAGGACTTCGACACGTTCGGTCATAGCAGAGCGCCTCCCATTCCGTACATTGGCAGTGGCATTTTGACCGCGTACGCCATTGGGTCCCGTTCATACTCCGGGAGTTTGGCCAGGAGTTGCTCGACCTGTGTGGCCTTGGTCACAATCTCGTCGATGGTGTTGCCTGTGACGGAGAATATCATCTGGTGCGACTCACTGCGAATGCCGATTGTCATCGGAAAGTGCGCGGCGTATGTCTCAAGGAAGCCGCGCAGCTTGGTGGCGATGTTGATTGGTTCCTCGAACAGCAGGTTAATACGCATATTACGACAGCCACTCGAAGTAGTCGCACTTCTGTTCGCCGACCTTGGGTTCGACCATGCACTTCAGGAACGTGCGGCCCTTGTTCGGTCCATCCTTCTTCACCTTGAAGACCTTCACGACGGCCTTGCCGCAGGTCGGGCACACCGTGACCTTGCTGCCCATACGCCACAGTTCGCGCAGCGCTTCGGTCATACGAAGCTGCCATCCGTTGACGCGAGTCGTGTGGCGGTTGAGCTTGTTGCCCATCGGCTTGCCAGTGGTGGGATCGGCCAGCCACAGCCGGATCGAATCCTTGCCGCACTCGCCGCTGACGCCGTTGTATTTGACGCTCGAGCGGATCTTGATCACCACGTGTTCCGATATGCGCACGGTGTACTCGTACTCACCGTCGACCAGCCCATCGGCCTTCCAGAGCTGAGCCTGGGTCTGCTTGTTGCGCGGCAGCGCCGCCTCAAACTGTTCGCGAGTGAAGGTATCAACTGGCATAACACAATTAAACCATACGTGAGCCATCCGTGTCAAGTGGGGGTTTCGGATCGATCACGTCGAGGGCTTTGCGCATATACCCGGCTGCGGTCCGAACCAAGGTGGTGGCGGCTTCCTCCGGGGATTTGGCCTTGTTCTTGAGGGACTGGCCAGCGAATGCCATGGCGTAGCCATCGCTGCTCCAGGAGAATTCCAGGACGAGCCAACCAGCCACCACGGTGCGGTAGCAGTTGAAGCGCTCGGTCCACTGCAGACCAGCGTGGGTCGGATTGGATCCTTGTGGGAGTGGGACGCTACGGCGACTCATTATTGCTCCATATCTGCGAATGATACCGACGATGAGAACCGGAGGCACGACGTGTGGCCGAACCGCTTCTGTGCGGCGTTGAATGCTGCGGCGTCGGCGATGGCGCGACGATTCGGTTCCACGATCTCAATCTCCGGGGTATGCTTGCCAGACCACGCGATCTTCGCTACGCGCTTCAATGGTTCCGGCATCTGACGACGATCCTTCTTCTGACATTCCGGGTCATAGCACACGTCGATTCGCCCAGGCTTGCCGGGGAGCGGCGTGAATTCTTCGGAGCAGAAACGGCAGGTTCGCATATCAACAATTAAACCATCCGGACCCCGCCGTTGTCAAGTGTTTAGATGGCTTCGACAGCAGCCTTAGCCGCGTCGAGCAGCCCCTGCAGCCGCACCACTTCCGCCATCATGGTTTCCTTGCCCCACCGGAAGTTAACGCGCTCCTCGACCTTGACTTTGGCGATCTCGCTGGCCGCTGCCTTCGCACGTTCCTGCTGCTCGAGAGATGCCTTGCGCTCTTCGAACGTCATATGGCTGTCGAGGTACTTGCGGAACCGGGAACCCGCGTTGCCATTCTCGTAGCCGTTGGTGCCGAAGCGCGTGATCGGGCCATCCGTGTAGTGCTGGACATCGATCATCCCACTGGGAGTGACCTTGACCACGGTCCCGACGCTGTAGCGCGTATCCCAGGAACCGGGACTCGCCACGTAGATCTTGTCGCCAGCTTGTGGTGTGTTGTTCGGCATATTCACATTAAACCATACGTAAACCGTCCGTGTCAAGTACTAGTCGTTGAGGATGTGCAGGAGGGTATTGGCCAGATGCGGGAACTGACGGGCGGTCTCGATGGTCGGGCGGTAAATCCAGTAGACCAACTCGCCTTCCTGGTCGTTTTTCACACCAAAGTAGTACCAGCGACCAACCTCGCCAGTCTTGGCCGAACGGATCGCGATGCCGATGTCGGCGGAGTCGGAGTACAGCCGCATGGGTCGCACGTGACCCAGGCTCGAGTCCTCGGCAATGCCGACCTTGTTCATGTTATCCCAGGTGAACTGCTTGCTGCTGAAGGTCGGCACTTCGAGTTGGTTGTTCGGCATGGTTCCATTAAACCATACGTAAACCGTCCGTGTCAAGTGGGGTTTGGACTACCCTAAAAGCCCCACAAAAGGCGCTACGTCGCGCAGGGTTGTCAGGTCGACCTCTTTCCAGGTGTCGGCGGTCAGAGCCGCTTTTTGGGCCTTTTCTTCCCGCGTTTTGCCCTTCGTTACGAGGGTGCCGTCCGCGAACTGGAAGCTCTCGCCAGCCCAAGCCCAGTTCCACTGCCATTCGTCAAACCCCTCGGCGATCAGCGCCGCGATGTCGCGCTGGACGACCTTGCCCTTCTTGAAGATCTCGACGACGACATGCTTGGTTCGGTGGAAGGCATACTGGATGGTGAAGCCTCCGGTGGTCCGGTTGCGCTTCAAAAAAGCGGCAATGGCCTTGGGGTCGGCGCTGATGAGATTCTCATTGCATCCGGCCACACGGCCACTGGTTAACATCACCGTATAGGAGGGTTCCATGCCTCCAATTAAACCATACTGGAACCCTCCCTGTCAAGTGGGGCTATCCCGCCTCGACTTGTCTAATACTCCAAAAGTCGTCAGCTAGGTTCGAGTTACCGACATACTCAAATGGCATATAGCAGTAGCCGTTGACGCCCCAACGTGGACTCCACGAATTGCGAATAATGAAATGCTTCGGCGGCACTCCATTCACTGCTACCGTTGAATCGTTGTAGCCAGCCGCAACTACAGCATGACCACCGAGTTGCGCTTCGGACAGTGATGGCATCGGAACGATTCCACCAACTGCAGCTTGGTCAAAGCTTTCATATACAGCAAACCCGAATACGAATGGGAAGCCTTGTGCTAGGCAAGACTTCATTGCAACGAGATCACCAGCATAGATACGCTGATAAGCAAGGACCTGATGATTCAATGCATGGGTGTAGCAAGCGGTCGGTGGTTTGACTGCATACTTCAGAACATCATACGCCCATTCCTTTTCAGGACATACACCATATCTGTTTACGCATTTGATTCCGCTTCTGAGTGTAGCTCCAGCATCTTCATTTACCGTCCCTTCTAGGACTCTTTCGTTGTAGTAAATGAATAGTCTGCTTGGCAGGAATATTTCAATTCTGTTTCTGATCTGATAAAATTCTATCGCGGCTGCGACAGCTTGGGCAGTGCAACTACCAAGGTTGAACTGATTGAATGCAGTTGGAAACCATTGCCGCAAATCTACCGATTGGGGAATGGTTGCTGGCGGGAGAACCGCCGAGAATACATGGTCTCTATGATCTGGTATGTCGGGACGCCACCCGTATTTGATTGTACCCATACCCAGTATATAGTACCGTGTTCAACTCGAGGTGTGGTAAATAAGGAATATGGACAAACTACACGAAACAGCGGCAGCTATCCTAAGCGAGGCCAAACCAGAAGATGAATTTATGGCCACGGTAAGTGCCGGGGTCTTGGAAAAAGATCTGGAGAAAATCGCGAAGCAACACCTTGGTATCGACACTCTGAAAACCAGACATAGCGACAGATTGGACTTCCACGACATTGCTGTGTGGTCAATACTCGAAGCGCTTAAAGCCGCCTATGAACTAGGGAAAAAGTCCTCTAAGGCTTAAGATCTGGCAGCAGGGATAGTGGGTCCAGCACCTCTTCGGTAGTCATGGTTATTGGCACGATTTGCCACCCGCGAAGCATCTCATAAACCGCCTCTTTAGCATCATCCTTGGTATTAGCCGCGATATAGGTGCGTAAATGTGATTTGAGATGTCCAATATTGTTCCATGTCTTGCCAGTTTTCGTCCATTTAGGGGTGGTCCCACCAGTTGAGTAAAGTCCGGAGTCAGCGTGTCTAATCTTGTATATCGTCATGGGTCACTCTCGTACTTATTTAATTAGCGCACAACACCAGTATTTTGCAACACCAAAACGAAACTGCACCCAGGCGGTCTTTTCAAGCGTCTAATTTTGTGCCGTGAGGCAGGAGGTTTATGAAGAAACTTTTAGTAATCGCAACACTGCTAGCTGGTGTGCTGTATGCACAGCGTCAGGCACCACAACACGGACGCGAGCAGCAGCCACGTATGGAACAACGTATGCCCGAACAACATATGGAACGGGCAATTCCGCAACCGATGCGTGGTCCGGAGCCAGATCGCGGAAGGATTGAACATCCGCGCCCAATGCCACCACAGCCGCCTCGTTGGAGTCCTCCACCACGTGTGGTAGTTGTACCGCGTGTCGATGGATACAGATATTACGACCCATTCTTCTACGGTAATCCGTTCTATAGTCCATTTTGGGGAAGTTGGGGCTACTACTCTGGATCGGTTTGGATCGAGACTCCAAACCCATGTAAGAAGGAAAAACTCAAGGATTCTGCTGGTAAGAAGCACGAAATTCTGGTGTGCAAACAACCAGATGGTTCGTATAAGATTGTTGCCGACGCAGACAATCTCCATAACTAATAAAAGCAAAGCGGCCCCGGAGGAGGCCGCTATTGCTTTCTTGGTCGCCGAACTTACTGCGGCAGCTTGAGCACGTCGTCCTGGTGCGTCTTGAACGCATCCTCGGTGCGCCCGCTGGTGACGATGTCGAACTTCGCCATGTCAACGTGCGGGTAGTGCATCACGATGTTGAAGATCATGCCGGATAGCGTCGTCGTCAGGTAGTTCGTGTACGACTGTTTCCTCGCGATCATCTCGGTCTGACGCTGCGCGAATTCGTTGCGGAACGCCTCGATGGTCTGTTGCACCTTGATGTACGTGCTCTGATCGAAGTTGGGGTTCTGCTCCTGGATGGCACGGAACAGGGCCTTGTCAGTGTCGGAGCCGCCGCGACCCATGATCAACTGCGCGTAGAGATCCTTGATGGTCTTGGCCTGGATCGCCGGAACCTGAGCGATCTCGAGAACCTTCTTGTAGCCGTTGTCGTAGCGGTTGCGGTTTTCGTCGTACTGGGCCTGGAGTCCATTCTCGAACTCGTTGCAGGTTCGAACGTGACCCCACATGCCAGAGAGGAACACGATCACGAGCAAGGCGATGACGCCGACGGTAACGATGGTACGCATGTTAGAACACTCTCCTTCCAATCGGTCTTGGTCTGTTTGTTGGGTAGCCAGTGCGACTCCTCCAAGAAGCTACCCGGTCTGCCTCGAAGGGGTTTTCCTGGTAGAAGTAGTACAGCAATCCACCAGAGATAATGATGGTGAGTATGAAGATGATTGTCATCCCCACAGGACCCGGCTGGATTCCAGCCGAGAGATACTTGAAGTCACGCATGTGACGTCGTTGGAACTTGTCTCGGACAGTTGGCACAACCTTGGCCATAATTGCCGTTGGGTCCAGAGACCCGATCTGCATGATTGCGTCACGTAGTTCGACCTTCATGTCCTCCGACGTGCTCCACGAGACGACCCGCGCCCAAGCGATCTTCGGATACTCTGGCACGCCGATCATGATTGTCAGTTCATTCTTCTTACCGCCGTTCCACTGCTCCTGCAGAGCATACTCGTAGTTGGAATCAGCGGATTTGACCGCGATTACGGTGATGCTCACTTGCTTCGATGGACCAAGATCGCCGTTGGCTTCGGCGAGAAGTTTGTTCCACCATTCCTGGTACTGGTCGTTGAACCCAATCGGGATGTATCGATTGACGCGGTAGTAGTCGTAGACCTGCGGGTACGGCGGGATTGGAACACTCACCTTCACGCCGCGCCGCCGCAACACCGAGTCGGGGTTGGCCTTGATGTAGTTGGTATAATGATGCTCGATTGCTGCTGGCTCTCCGATCTTGACGGCGGTGAATCGCGGAGGTTCGTTGACTCCCTGCCTGTCGACGCGGTCAATGTCGAGACTGTCGTTGGTACTGAACTGCACGGTCCAGTCGTAGTCGTGGCTGTGCTCATAGCAGGTGTCGCAGACCGTGCTGCAGGACCGACTGTTGCCAGACCCGGTGCACTCCGTTCGGCAGTTGCAGCTATACGAGTGACTGCACGATACAGTGTCGCGGAACTTGTTGGTGACGCGACCAGACCACAGTTCAATGTCGTCAGTGGCTTGCCAGTGCGCGATGCCAATGCAGATGAGAATGAAGGCCAGACTCACCCCTTCCAGCGTGAGGAATTCTCTGATGGTGACGCGGTCACCCCACTTGTAGAGTCCGAGTAGTCCCAGACCCACGGGAACCAGGAGCAGGAGTAGTAGAAGCATAATTTAGAAGTTTCCGGGTGCCACTTGCAAGCAGGTCAGTCCGAGAGACCTCCACAGGTCAACCACGGACTGACGGTCGTCAAGAACGAAGTCGACATAGAACTTGTCCTTGATATTCTCTTCCCAGATCTCGCGTTTCACAACAGCATCGCTGCGTCCATCGCCAGCCTTGCGCATGAAGAGGTGAACCTTCTCGTTGTCCACGGTGCGACCAGCTTTGGCGTGAAGCCATGCCATGGTGGTGCCGTACACCTTATCGGTGCGGCCAGAGCAAACCAGAATGTGTTGGACCTTGCCGGAAGCCATCACGGAGTCGACAATAGTCTGGACAGCCGGGTTAACTTCGTCGTCGAAGCACTTGGTCTCTTCGTACGGCCCACGGCTGACGATTTTGGCCCAGGTTCCATCCATGTCCACAATGATGGCGTGAGGCAGCGAAGGATCCTGCTGCAGGATCGTTTGCTTCGGCGGTTCAGGTGTGGTGCCGGGGTTGTTCTCCAACTCCTTGCCAGCAATGAACTGGTTGTACATGGAGCGAATGACGAATTCCGGGACCTGCTCCTCGAGAGGGCGCTTTGCGTTGCGCTCGAGACACTCCGCCAGAGACACGTGGAAGAACGTCACCACCTCGAAGGTATATCCGGCCTTCTCAAAGATAGGCCGAAACCGCTGTTCGTGGCGTTCCGACAGATGGGTGTTGTCGATGATCACGTCGAGCTTGCGAGAGATGGCTTCGCGGACGATGGCCATTTCAGCGGCTTCGATGAACTTCTCATTCTTGGGATCAAACTTCCCACCCGGCTGCTTGCCGTCAAACGCGAGTCGGCGCAATTCGTCCTTATTGACAGCGATAATGCCATGGTAATTGCGCGAGGCGAGTTTCAACCTTCGCCATGTGCTTTTACCCGATCCTTGGAGACCCTTCAGAAAGTAGCAAGTCGGCATTTCACCAACAAGTATACCATACCGGAGGGTAAACTGTCAACTCAAGAAGACAGCCTTACCGATTTGCTTCTTTTGGACCCATCCTATCCATTTGGCAACATCGGGATGAGATTTCAGTTTCTCGATGGTGTTCCACTCGCGTTCCATTTCCTTTTCTGTGATAAGCGAGTGAATTTGGGTGTGACAGGGAAGGCAAATTGGAACCTTCTTATGACGGTCCTGTCCAACATCTCGTTTCACCTTCTTGTTGTGACGGGTTTGAGGAATGAGATGATGACCAGTTAATTGCAGACCGTCCCGTTCGCAAAGTTCACACTTACCAGTCATAGTCGAATCTTTGGCACACGGACTGGCTGAATGGTGACGGCATCACATTCGAAACACCGCTGTGCTTCCTTGGCGCGTCTAAACGCTCCCTTTCTGCTTTTATACCTGTTAGCCTCTTGAATATTAGAGGTAAATGACCAGTGGTAATGGGGCTGGTATTTCGCGTAATAGCCATCGATTGGTTGTGGTGTGGTGTCGACTGGCTTACTGGGATCTCCGCCCCAGAATCCTGGCGCGATCTCCTTGTGGCCCTTGATATGGACCACATATTCAATACACTCACCATCCACTATTGTGGGGTCTGGTAATTCGATGAGGCGCTTTTTCTGTTCTTCCGTATCGCGCATGTGTTCTGCGATACTGGCTATATTAGCCGCACCCATGGCTTTCAAATCTTTGAATGTCATATTATATCTATTGGGACCTGCGATACCAACTCCGGGAACACAGTGGTAGTGACTCGCTTGACCAACGTCGCGTTTGGGTGCTGAGTGAATCGCACGCTGTTCTCAACCGCCGCCGACAGTTCAACGTTGTACCGCATGGCATCACGGGTCGTGTTAGCCATTCTCTCATGAACGGTGTTGCCCTTTGGCCGAATGCAGTCGGTCTCGATGACCAGAGCTATGACATGGCGAACTTTGACAAGTTCTTCCTTGGTGGGATCAAACGTCGGTTGTTGAATGTTCTTCACGTGGAAACCTCTCATCTAGCTCGTCAAACAAGAACCAGTGCTTACTGTCGGTGTTGATGTTGTATGGTCGGCACTCTTCACCGCCGTCAGATACTCGCCACATATCTGCAGCTACTGATGTCTGCTGCCAACAGATTGCCTGAGTCGGTTGAAGTGGGTTACTGGCTATCTCACGAAATAAGCCAGCCTGAGTGCTGATATGTTCGACACGCGAACCACCAACCGCGATGATTCCCATTTGAATCATTGAGTCGTACACCTTGCTAAAGGCATCCGCGAGACGGTTCAAATCCTCGCCTCGAACCATCACAAAGTCAAATGTGGACCCAAGTACAACAAGCTCGTGATATGGGATGTCGTCCCTCTCGAATAGGTCCCATACAGGTTTGAGACCGTCAATACCACGGTGCATTCCGACTTTCTGTTCCCATGGCTTCTTGTCCGGATCTGGTGGGAAGTATTTCTGTGTGAAATAATCCCAGATCAACGCTGCGCCGCCCCATGAATTGCGGAACTCAAATGAAGGAACGCACTCACCTTTTGGGTCGACTGTGCATATGGTCAGTCTACTCATTGGCACCTCTCAGAGAGCATTCTGCCCACCCAGTGGCAGTTCTTCAGATCCTCAAGTATAAACCTGAGATTAGCCAGCGTTATTTTCGATTGGTCAAACAAGGCCAACGAATATGCGCATATTGCGGCATCATATGGATTGGCGTACTGCTGATCAAAATCCGTCTTAACCAGTTCTTCGATTCGCTGACACAGTAGCTCTGGGTGATGAAGAGCAAAGACGCGAAGCTGGCGTGAACATTTGTGCTCGCGTACTATTCTGCGAAAGACATGCCAACCAGAGGCTAAATGACATGTTGTGGCGAATGGATGGTCTTCTACTTCACCAGCTAAACGCTGCCATGCCTTAACCACTGATTCATGAATCATAGCAGTTTGAGGTGCCCAGTGATCTTGTCAATCTCTTCACTCAACTCCGGACCGATAGCCAAACACGTCCTGGTGGCAACACCACCAAACTCCGTGAATCCGGCGTCGGTGACGAGATGAACTTCGAGGTTGGCTGCAGAGGCTTTGGCTAAGATGTCGAGCAATTCTTCCTCACTATCGACGCGGACACAGATCTTGCCCATGTGTCCTTCGGTCAGCCATGCCATGATTTTCTTCTCGATATCCACTCCACCCTGGATAAAGCACATCGTCGCGGCGTGAGCACCCTGCGCGATCATCTTCCCTTTTCGCATGTTCAGGTCATTGCGCATTACAATGACCATTTTGTATTTCATATCACCACCGTGTTCGTCGCACCGAACGAATCTGTCTCTCCAAAGCCTCGGCATCCGTTTCCGGCCATGGAACATGCCGGAAGATCCAGAAGCTGATTACCGCGATGATGGCGAAGCCGATTGCATACGCAAAATTCGCCTTGAACACAAAGACTATGGCGGCTATGCCGCACCCAAGAAACAAGAGTGCGAGAACGATATTGATAATCGCTACCGCTCTATATTCGCCTTTCTTCACTGCTTACCTCCCGCTGCCAACTTCTCGAGAACCGCTGGCCCAATCTCGACACCAGCCAAGTTTCCGTTCAGAACTTCTGCGGCTTTCGCGCCGCATTCGTTGCATAGGCGAACTACGTGGTGCCCCTGCTCTTCAAGCATGGCCGCACGCTGCTGCCCGTATGGAGTGATCTGAAGCTCCACATGACAGATGAAACATTGCTGACCAGTCACAGATCCAGGATACACCTCACCACCGTCATCAGCCGTTCGACAGACAATAATCGCTTCCATAGTTACTCCACTGAGGGAGCCAATGCAAGGACGATTGATCGAAACAACGTATCCTTGCACTTCTCCAATACGGACAACATTGAGAATGGGACTATAGACGAATGCTTCTTGGTGTTGTAGTCGCGCTCGTCGGCCTTTTCCCACCCATCACTAATTCTGTTGGCCAACCAGAAGTCATGAACCATCTCATCGGTACAATCGGGGTGTTCGATAATATACCGCACACCACCAATAAACATCGCACGGTCCTGCTCGGTACACTCATCCCATAATTGGTAGTCACGTCCGTTTTCCAAGTTGACGCGCCTGTTGGCGTCGTAGCAGACGCGTGCGATAGACTCGATGGTCATATCTTTTTCAGTAGCTCCTCGCCGATACAGAACACATGCTTACGGTCCTGGGTAACTGGTTGAGGGTTTCCGTCAGTGTCAATCCAGGACTCGTTGTCGAACTCTACTTCGGCAACAAAGCGGCCTTTAGAATAGTCGACACCATGAACCAGCCCCGCAGATCCTGGAACCAAGAAATGCGCACACGTTCGCCAGTTGTTGTTAGTATCCGGCGTTCCGATGAGCATCACCCTATCACCAGTTTTAAACGGAGCATATTTGTCGAACAAGGCAGCAACGTATTCTTCAATCTTTTGGAAGTAGTAGGATGCTGGTCCACCAGAGAGGGTACGAGCGGCTTGTTCGAACTGGTCGAAGCCCTGCCGTGCGTGGTCGATGGCTGTCTTGACTTTATTCACCGCATTATTGTTCATTTATACTCCTCTGGCGCATGTGACGACACCACGGTGTAGTTTTCAGTAGTCGTCAACCAACCCAACACCTCGTGTGGGTCACGTGATTCCCGGCGCAGCACCTTCTCCGCGCCAAGTTTATGGTTTCTGTTACCGAGATCGACATTCGGATTCTTCATCAGCTCCTGCTCGATCTCCCACATAATCACATTTGGATGATTGTATCGGAACCCATGACCGAATTGAATGACGAAGTCATATCGGTGATGGAGTTTGCCGCTGTTCGGATTGTTCCATGTTTCGGCCAGTTTGACTTCAACTACTTGCGCACCAGCGGCCTTCCACACAGCAGCCAGGAACTGCTCGGTGTTCCATGTTTTGGAATCGTTAATAATGATCGAAAGCGACTTCCGTGCCGACGTGCTTTCATGCCAGCTACGCAACGCACCTTCGAAAGCATGACCTTCTTTGGAAATGTATCTCATTGTGGATTGGTCGTGCCAACGTACATCGGGAATCCGCCCGCGCTGTCGTTGCACTGCTTGAAGTGGAAGTAGAACTCCGCCTTGAGTGGCGAGTCTGGGTTGTCGTCGATGGAGGCGACTGAAATCACGATCATCTTGTTCTCGTTGTTCTTAGCCTCTCCAAACAGGGATCGAAGGCCCATCATCATGAACATGGTCGCGAAGACCTGCCTAGCGATGTCCACTATCTCCCCCTGATGTTGGAGCGGTCCGAGTTCAAGGAGTGGACTCTCCGGTGAGTCCTCCAGTGCCGTCTTATCTGGGATCAACCCGTAATTCACGATAGCGGTATGCACATCCTAATTGTACGCCCACTTGAATGAAATTGTCAACCTATCTCAAAAACGAGAAGCCTCCCCGGAGGGAGGCACTCGTTGGAGGGAGCGACTGCGACTACTTGCCCTTCTTGGACTTCACGGTCTTGCCGACTGAGCCAGCGCCAGCGGCCATGACCTTCGGCTTCTCCTCGACGGGAGGCGGCACCACGACGGCCTGACCCATCGCAGCGAGAGACGCCTGGAGCTGCTCCATCAGCGTGACGGCGGGATCCTTCACCGGAGCGGCAGTGGCGGTGTAGGCGGCTTCCGGATTGGCTTTCTTGGCTTCGATCATCGCGGCCACGCGCATGCGGAACTCGTCCTGGTACTTGTCCGGTTCGAAGCTGGCCGACATCTGTTTCACGAGCATGGCGCACATGTCGACGAGCGGCTTCTGCTGCATGTTCTCGTCGAGCAGACCCTGGTACTCGCTGATGCCGCGCACCTCGTCCTCGTAGTACAGAGTGTGCATGGTGATGCCGCCCTTGTAGAGGCGCAGGGCAACCAGATGCTCGCGGTTGCGGGTGGTCCACTTGGCCAGCGCGTAGACGGCCTGATTCTTCATCGCGGCGAAGAACACGTTGTACAGCATCTGGCCGTTGTCGTCGGGCGTGACGAAGTAGCTGGACTCGAAGTAGATCGGGTCGACTTCGGACATCGGCACGAATTCGAGCACCTGCATGACCTTGCTGGACTTCGGAGCGAGCGCCTCGATCTCCTCGGGCTTGATTTCGATGATCTGGCCCTTGTCGATCTCGAAGCCCTTCAGCATCGCGCTGCGGTCCACGTCGGTGTTGGTGACCTTGTCGTAGTTCTTGTTGCCGACCTGATGGATGTTGCCGTCCGCGCCACGCGTGATCTGCTTGAAGCTGATCGACTCGCTACGCGCAGCCGAGAAGACTTTCACAGGGATGTTGAGCAGTCCGAACTGGATCGAACCCTTCCATACCGTAGTCGCCATAGTTTGTGTCGTTCTCCTTTCGACATTTACGATTAAACCACACGAACCGACCCCCTGTCAAGTGGGTATACCCCATTTTGTGGCATTTGGGCGGTTTGGGGGCTTTTGGGCGGTTTTACGGGGTATGGAGGCGGGATTTGGATCGGGAAACGGCCCTTTGGACCTGCTTTTGGGCCTTAAAGCGCTCGTCCTGGGCCTAGATGTCGGTGTCTGGCCGTCCGGTGTACCCGGTATCCAGTTGGGAGCAGGAATCGACGGGTAGGAGGCGCTTGTCCTCACGAGGATCTGGTAGTTCGGTCCGTTCGATCCTCTCAAGCTCGTCCATCAACATAGGATATGTTGGAGCGGTTGTTGAGTTTTAGCCTTGCGCATCGATCCGACCGCTACCACACTGGAGACACGCTCAAGTGGCCTACGACCAGTTGCTAACTCTACTAGTAAACGCTGGTACGCCACATCCACCCTAATATTAAGCAGTGAGGGGACCGGATGGTGGGTTGCAGAAGTGCTCTCCCGCAGTCCAATGCTCACCGTATTGGAACCAAGTTTATTGTGTGGCCCCAACATCTCTATTAAAGACTATGCGCGATCAAATTGTCAAGATCCAAGATTCAGTGTGTCGATATCGACGCCAGCAGTAAGAGCCATAATAGCACCAGCGGCTTCAAGATAATTCTGCACGAATATCAGTCCATCCTGCACCGGGTAAGTAAACCCGTTAGAGAAGCATGTGGTATTCTCGCGCACGACGATAATTGGAATCTTACGGGCGTGACAAATCTTGTGCGGTCTTCCGAAACAACCATGCGGAGTAACGAGGAAGTCGATGCCGTCAACGTTGAATCCAGACTTGTCGAATGTTAGTTGGGGAGAACGATGAAGACCTTTGAGAATACAGAAAGTGAAAGTGTTGGAGATGACTTCTGGAGCCATGCTGCGTTCCACTATCAACCGTTCGTATGTTCCGATGAACCCTGACTCAGAAGCATAGGGAGCATGGGCGATAGGCTTGTTGATGCGAGTGGCGATCTCTTTACTGACTATTGCCTCTATACCACCCCATGGGTTGACTCCACCGTTTCGCCAGTAGTGCTGAGCCGTGGCGGGATCGCAGTCGATATTGGTCTGTACAGCAAGTGCGTCAAAATCAAGCGGTAGCACCTGCTCGATCAACTCATCAATTCCGGAGTATGTTCCGCCAGCCGTGCCGTCTGGTTGAAGCTGCGCCTTCATGGTTACTGGAGTGTTTAGCTCAAGCATCTTGATATTGGCACCCAGTCCCCATATACCAGAATTCATTGAATTCCAATTAGCTGGTGTGGCTGGTGGATTTACAACCATCAAGATCCGGTTGTAGGTTTTGACTTCGCGGAGTCCTAATTCTCCCTGCAGAAAGCGATCAATAGTTGACCCTTCTACATACAGACAATTACCGGGTATCTCGTTGATATCGGAAGCATTCACTGAGTTTGGATTAACAACCAAACGATCACAGCAAGAAGCGATTAATTTGACTCCTGGGTTGTAGGCGGCGTCACCGCCCAGTGCACAGTCCAGTCCTGTTGGGATAATGAATACTCCATTCAGCATCTTATTTCCTTGGGAAAGAGTGGAATGCGACGACATCCCCACCAAACACTTCCAAAGCGAAGGCTTTTACTTTCTCAGGATCGAAGTCCTTACAGGAAAAGACGTTGACGAAAACCTTACCAATTAGGTCAAGGGCGTGAATCGTTATGCTGCTGGAGTGCACGAACTGCACGCAGCTGATCCCGTCCATCTTGGGATTACCATAGAACTGTCCAAGATCTTCATTCTCGCCCCAGTGGTAGATGGGACCACGGACCATGTCAATCACATCGCACAGGTCGTGCGCGAATTGCCGCACAATCTCCACGGTAATGCGTGATTGGTCCACATTGTTCAGATCAAGGACGCACTCTAAGCCGTAATCTTCCTGGCGGAGCTGCGCAATCAATTCGTCGTCGTTAGCTTCTTTGGCGCGACGGTAGGTGAGTGAGTAGTCTTGTGACATCTCACATATTTAGGAAACGAACAACCCCGCCATTGCTGACGGGGTGTCCGGTTAGTCCAGGTATCCAGCGCCGACGATGACGTCACCTGCCTGATCGTACTGGCCAGCGCGGAGAAGCTGCTTGGTGATTTGACGCAGTCTGCGCACGGTCTTGCGCATCTGGTACTCGCTCCATTTGCATTTGTGGAGTCCAAAGCGGTCCATCGAGCAGGAGCTGGACCACAGGACTCGGTTCTTTTTGGCCATGAATAGGACCCTCCTTAGGGTATCCTAAAACATGGTGCACCGTCCGTAAATCATAGGGAGTCCTCTCTTTTACTTAGCCATAGCGCGATATTCGGCGAGCTTGTCCTCCGGGACCTTGCTAAGCTCGATGGCGTTGTTCTGCCGCGCCCTTGCGAACGGTTCCAACCCCGCTTCACGCGAAGTGCGCTCGTGTGTTGCCGCCCAAGGAACTAGGACTTCCAAACGGGCGAAATCGACTTGCGACTTGGCAGTGGTACTCATGGCGTGGAGTCTGCCTACCACGGAACGCCACGGATCGATGTCGTGCTCCTTTGCGAATGCAGCGCACTCATCTAAGAACTGCTCCACGTACACCGCCGAGACCTGCTGAACGAAGGTATCGGCGCATGAATCACAGACCTTGTTTTTGTTCGTCATGGGACCGCCGCACTCGTCACAGCGGCGTTCCTTCTTTCGATGCTTCCTTGCGAGAGCCTTTCGAATGTTAAACATAACCACATTAAACCATACAGTTGACCAAACCGTCAAACTCCGAACATCCTCCGGAGCAGCCACACCGGAGGACGTGTTAGCCAACCGGGTCGATGATTCTGGTCATACAGCTTATTGCAGTCGATGGGAAGGTGGGTTGAAGCTATCACGGTTTCACCTCGTGGGAAAGCATGCTGCATGTTCTCCCACGCCTCTTCGCTCGTGCGCCCACGCGTAACTAGCCACCCGCTCTTACCTTCAAATCCCCAGAGTGGGAACACGTCTCCGTTCGGGATATAACGGGCATTGAGATCATAAATCTGTTGTTGGGTCAAATACCTCATCGTCGATTAGCTCCTCCCTATCAAACATCACAGCGTTATGTAGCCAAACCGCAATACTCTCTATTGTTTCTCTGCTTATGACGTTGAGATCTACGTCTAACGTAGCCATGTCGAACCCACCAAACTGATGCTGCTGAACTTGTAGATCCAACTCCGCAGTTGACATATGGAAGTCACCAAGAAGGTCTCCATCACACGGCGAGACTGTTAGTACTTCTCCTGGTTGTGCTGGTTTTCCGTGTCGCTGAAGAACGTATGGAATACACACGCCATAGATCTGGTATTTCAACCCGTCAGCGGTTAGCCAGATAAGATATGACGGATCGATACCTTGAGTTATTCGTGTGGAACGAGATTTTGGGTTGTGCGAAGTTCGTACAGCAAAGACAGTGTTGTGGTAAACAAATTTGTTTGTGGTGATGGCCTTAGTCCCGGCCATCACCACGTCACCACCAACTATGTCGATGATTGTTCGACCAAGAATACGCCCACGCCTCTTGGTGAGTTCACCGAATGGCAGCTTAGACGAGTCCATAAGCGACCAGAACGTCTTGCGGGATCTGCCATTTGCCGTCAACCCGCTGGCGAGCGTTCCCCTCCTCAAGGGCCTTGGGAAGAATGTTGTCAAGTGAAGCCATCGGAATCCCGGTACGGGTCGAAATGGCGCTGGCGTTGAGACCCTCTTGGCCAAGCAATCTCGCGATGCGATAGAGGGCGTTCTGAGCTTGCCAGAACTCCGTTTTGGACGGGTGGCGCACGACACGTCCGTCATCCACGAGTTGCATCAAGAATTGCCAGCCCTTGTAGCCATACCGGACGAAGATATCGCGCCCTTGAATGTTGCCGTCGCCAATCTCGTTGAAGATTGATTCCTTGTCGCAGTCCAGGCATTGCGGCTTCGACATTGGAGTGGCACGAGGTGAGAGATCCGAAGTTCCTTTTTCTCCCTCTTCCAGGTAGAGCCAGAGCGTACCCCATCCGCGCTCCGTTACTTTCCCCTCTTTCAGGACACCGGAACTCCCAAGCGGACCACGTATGTTCTTGCCGATGATCTCGACATCAGCAGGGAGAGCTTGTAGAATGCGGCGGAACACGTAGGACGTGTCAGAGCCAGTCGAGTCAACTTTGATGGCCTCACCAGCTTCAGGAGCCTCCGGTCTCGCCAGCAGCTCCTTGACAGTGACGTCCTGATTGCCGATGTAGGCATGCCACGCCTTGATCATCGCGTAGAGGATACCCTGGTAGGGAGCACGGTCACCACGCATCTGATGAATAGCCTTGCGAAGGTTGGCAACAACAGGCTTCTCACCGCGCTCCAAATCGATAGTGAACTTGGTGACGTAGTCCAGCCGCTCGGCGGAAGTGATGTCCCGCAGGTAGCGCGGCAGGAACAGTGCGATAGCAGCGGGCCATGTGGTTGTCCCTTGCGGGATTGCTGCAATCAGGAACTCCTTGATGCGTTCAAACTCGTCTTGGAATTTGCTCGGGTAGATGTCAACACATTCGGCACACCCTCCGTTAGCGAATTCGGTAGCCCACCGCACGACGTCGGTCTGCATTTCCTTCTTGCGGCGGTGGCTGAACGTCCACGGATCTTGACCGTTCCAGGCAACGTACAACAGGTACAGGGCGCTGGCCGCGAATTCGGGAAAGTTGCCTCCGAAACCAGCCAACCGCAGTTGGTCGCTAGCACTCTTGGGGTGTTGGATTTGATCCTCAAGCAGACCGAGAGCTTCGGTACCGATCTTGATGGTGAAGCTGACTGGTCTCTTCTCCATAACACAGGCGATGAGACGATGCTGGCCGTTGAACAGCTTGATGGTGGTGGTAATAAAAATGTTGCCACCAGCATAATCCCGCAGCGTGTTGTTGTGAGCCTCCTTGAGGAAGTGTTTGATGGCCGTAGGGCGGATGTTGCGATTGTGGCTGTCATCGGCGTCGTTGGGGTTGATAGCCAGAATCAGGGCGATCTCATGCATGCCGCACTTAACATTCCGTACAACAGGAGGATCGGCGTCGGACATGTTGACTGGAACTTGAATGTCGCGCATCCATTGCTTGAAGACCCGAACAGCGATGTGGTTCAAGCCGGGATAGGTTCGGAAGTGGAATTGCAGCTTGGCTGCTTTGTTGATCTGATAGGCGTCCCGCAAGGAAAGCTCAATCAGTTCGATTTCGGTGTGGGAGCAGTACCTTTGAACAAGGTCCTGAGTGATTTCTTCCATAGATTCTCACCTCGTGGAATCGGTTTCAAAATCGTTGGGTCGACACATCGTGAGACCCAACCAAGACGATTATACCATAGGGGGTGGCTACGCGTCAAGTTCTTGGAATTTTGCGTTTCCCCTTGCGTGGACAGGCCAAACAGATTCCGGACAAGTACGAACCATTTTTGTTTGTGAAGCGGTGAAAGAACTTCTCACTCTTCCATAAGATGGCCCCACAGATTCCGCACTGGCGTTTCTCCAAACCAGCGTCACGAAAGTCGAACTTCAGGTCCTCTAGGGCCTGTCGCATTTCATCACGGCGAGCCGCCATGTTGACGGCGTAGCTTTTGCGCCTGTTGCGCCTATTGGCTTTCCACCATTTTCGATACACCGGGTCGTGCCAGGAGTCAGAACGCGATGGATTCGGAATGACCCAAAGTTTGCGGTACTCGGTCACGGTGTCAGCCACTACACCGAATCGCTCAGCCACAACAGATGGTGGCCAGAATCTACCCTCACCGCGCAGGAGCGCTTCCAATTCCCGCAGCTTCTCCGGATCCTCTGAAATCCGCACAGCCTTCGAGGAGTATGCGCTTCGAACTGGATCAGCATAACCATGCTCGTGAATGGCATACCGAATAGACCCAATGGTGCGATCAGGAAACGCCGCCTTGAGTTCGGCAGTCGATGCTCGTTTGACGGCGTCAACCGTGAGGGATTTGAGTTTCCTCACTTCCCCCACGGTCCATGGCTGGTTATGCTTGCCCACGGCTAGTTGAAGAGCGGGGTGCGGAAGCAGGGCTTGAAGGTGTTGAGCGCGGCCATGATCTTGGCCATGTTGTCGGTCAGGCTGTTGGCGTAGTCCTCGTCATGGCTGTCGTGACTGCGGTGCGTGTACTCGTGGACGGCGATGGCCAGCACCCGCATTTGGTCGGCAGTCAGGTCGAACCGCTTTTTCAGGCTGCGGCTGTTGGACGCCGTCTGCTTCACGACCAGCGCCGGGTTGATATAGTAGGTGATGTCGCCGTCCTTGCGCTCGAATTCCGCCTCGGCATCCTCGTCCAGGATGAATCCGACGCCGAAGTCGCCAGACACGTTGAGCGCCTTGTGGATCTCGGTCAGGCAGTTGACCCACCACGAGACCAGCTTCTTGGAGTAGCTGCTGAACGTGGAACCGGGCTTGTAGTAGTCCGGAGTCTCTAGGCCAGTGGTGTTCTTGATCGCAAACTTGAAGTTGAAGCCAGTCGGCGTGCTGGTGGTGGCCGTGGAGGTCATGCCACCGGACTGCTGGCGAACGCCGCCAACCAGTTCAGCAGCCGGGATCATAGGGCCATTTTCCTCATCGGCAGCGGCGGCAACCTCACCAGCGACGACGCTAGTGGCAGCGGCAGCAACCATCGCCATCTGCTGGCGGAGGTCGGCGGTGACCGAGATGCTCGGACCAGCGTAGCGCGTGATCTTGGTGGTGCGATTCGAGAGCGCCTTGGTCTTGTTGGTATAGAGGTCGCGTACGAACTGGCTCAACTGGCACCCGTGCTCATAACGGAGGCTGTCGCGGTTGGCAGTCAGCACGTTGTAGCTGGTGCCGACGAGTTCGACAATGATCGTGGACTTGTCGATATGCTGGTAGAACATCGGGATGCCACGCATCCGCACAATCATAATCCCGTTATACGTTTTGTTGGAGTAGATGTGCGCGAAGCTGAAGGAGCGGCGGTAGGAACCCTTGCGCAGGTTGGTCGGACGCAGCGAGCCATTCAGGAAGACCTTGCCCGACCACTGGGACATGTCCAGGAACCGCTTGAACATGTTCAGCAGCTCGGCTTCGTCGTAGCCATTCATCCAGACCTTGGCGATGCAGCCCTTGACGTAGGGAATCGTGGTGAGGTCGTAGTTTGCGCCAGCGCCGATCACGCGATAGGTCTGCGTGTCGATCTGGTATTGGCGCTGCGCGAAGTAGAGGATCTCCTTCGCCTTGCCGAACCCGCCGACCTTGCCGTTCTCGCAGGACTTACCGGAGCCGCCGAGAGCCAGGAGCTTTTCGGTGATGATTTCACGCGACATGCCAGTGCCATTGTCGGTGACTGTGACCACGACGCCAGTGCCGTCGTTTTCGACCTTGATGTCGATGAAGTTGCACCCGTCACTGTCCATGGCGTTCTGCAGGATCTCACGGACGAATGCCCAGTACTTGTTGGTATAGTCGCGGACCGCGTTGGCGAAGAATTCGGGTCCGATCTTGATCACATTCGACATTGTAGGGTTCGTCATGGTATACCCAAAAATTTACCACATTTTGGGGTATTCTGTCAAGTACCATTCGAACCCGGCATTTACGCGGGTTTTACGGAGCGGTGACTTCGAATGACAGGATGTGCGCACCTATACGGCCATTTCTGGGGCTAATAAAGAAGCCCACGTAGTCTGGGGTGGTCATATAGTTGGTTTTGCTCATGTAGCCGTTGCGCTTATATACAAACCCATCGTAGCTGGTGTAATAATTCAAATAAGTCCCATCCTGAACAAATCTCTGCCAAACAGGATTCATTGGAGTGTGAGCAATCCATGTGTAGGAAGCGCCAGTATAATCCCCGGTTGCACTTATACTACCCGCATATCCACTACCAGACCAGCCAACCAAAGTAGCCTGACTCGCTCCATGCCAGCCGTTCTCATAAAAGTTCTGATAACCGAAAGCCATTTTACCAGAGGACGATTCATAGGTGCATATTCCCGCGCTAACGTAGTTGACACAATTCGGGTGGAATAGACCTTGGCAAATCGTCATAGTCCATGGATTGGAGTTATTAATTGGGTAAAGTAAAGCTACACCGTGTTCGCCATCACCCATTGATGCTAGCGAGTCCAGAACAACTGATCCGTTAGACTCTGTGAAATAAGAATTACCAGTGACCGCATAACGCTGAATCATCGTCATCTGGTATATGGTAGCACCAACTGTATGTCCTGCAGCCGTTGTTCCACCATCACCGCGAGTCACAGTCCACGTGGTGCCAACTACGTTGGTCACTTTAAGCTGTTCGTTATCTATGGTGATGTAGAATGGCAGTGATGGTGGAGTACCAAAGGCGTTAGCTGTGAATGAAGTAGCAATATTGTCAATACTGCCACCGAGTGTGGTGGTCTGATTGGTTACTGTAAATGGAACGGATCTAGTTCCGTTGATTTTGAGATGATAGACCCACCCCGTAGAAGTGCGGATGGCATTATGAACGCTGTCCGAGATGAAAACACGGTCGCCAGTTTTATAGTCTGTTGCTGTAAGAGCTTGGAATTGCGCCCATGTGAGCACTCGCATCTGATCAGCACGAATTTGGTCGATGGCACCAGACGTCAGAATATGAACAACTGCGGTAGCCGCATTATGCGCAGCAGCGGTTGTGCCTTCAGCAGCACGGGTGATAGTCCAGGTTGTGGTACCAAACCCCGCCGTAACAATCATGATCTCATTATCGATCATTATTCGAAACTGGCTAGTTGGGAAACCAGTCGCGGACACAACCTGCATGGAGCTAGCGCCACTAGCGATTGTGTTTACGAGCAGTGTAGATGCATTATTTGTATAACCTTCAGCCATATAGTTATGTAGCTGCCATTATTGGGGAATATAATGTACCATCTCCTCTATCATTAAGCCATCCTCGACATACGGCAGTACCCCATGAAGAAATACCTCAGAGTCGCTTCCCCATGGTTTACCAGCCCACAGGCATACCAGATAACGGGAAAACTTCTCTATAGCCTCTGGAAGGGAGGTGGCTCTGGTGTAGATCGTCTTGATCTGATAGTCTTCAAATGTAAGGTCTACTGAGTAGATGTCTTCGCCGCTTCTTTGATCTCCAATTCTGAAGGTAGGCACATTGCTGATCGACATTCTTCAATAGCCCTTTCTATCATAGCTTGCTGGTGGCTGTATGCTGTGGACATGGCCATTTTGGACCGGACTTCTTCCAATTTCTCCATGGCCGCTACGAGCATATTCAGCATATTTCGCCGCAATTGAGCGGCGTACTCTATGTGCATTTCGCCACTGGCTGGCGGCGAAGGTCTCTTGTATCCACAGTCTGGGCAAACTTCATAGATCCTGTGTTTGTATGTGTGGGCAAGCTGGTCTACATCAGCATCCTCGTCGTACATTTAGGCCTCTTCTTCGTCCCCGTCTTCATCCTCTTCGTCCTCGTTGATTTCATCACCTTCGAGGATTTCAGGAGCTATTTCAAAGTACTCGCCGTCTTCGTTCCACACCTCCATCTTGACACAAGTGAATCCTAGCATATCCAAAATGGTGGCTATTGGGCTGAAAACGGTGCCAACATCATCTACAATGTTGTCGAACTTGTCATTGTCCTCGTCTAGGGAGAACTCCATACGCACGGAGGCTTTCTTACATTCCTCCGGGTTCTCCTGATTATCCTTATCTTTAGAATCGAGCATATAAAATTTCTTTCTCTGGATATCTTTCTTATTGACTGGCTCTGACATGGTTAACGACCTCCTCTGGCCGATGAACCACCACTTCGAGTACTACGTATGCCCCATCTTCGTATGGGGGTATTCCTGCCATCAACTCTCGAATGGTGTCGACTCCATAGGTTGTGTTGCGCTCTAATAGGCCATTTATTATCGGAGTTATGTCTTCTTTGGACGAAAACATCTTGGCGTCTTCCATTTTGTTCGTCCAGCACGAGAACAGTTTATCACTTCGACCTCCACCGAAGTACATACTCGTTCTCTTATCTTGTAGAATAAATCTCGGCATGGCATTATCTTTATATAGGTCGTCCTGCCTATACTGTCAAGACCATTATAGATTGGGATTTGGTAAGCTGTAAAGGGAAGAATCGATTGATCGGTTGGCACACCACTATCCGCATGATAAAATGCAGATATGGCAGAAGAAACCAACTTTTGGGGACGCTCAGACGTGTATGCATCAATCGATGGAGAATTAGACTACCAATTCTCGAGGTTTGGTCCCAACCCACACGAGATTGATGCATGGGCCACTTACATTCGCAGATATTCTACGGTATTAGACAGTACCTGCACGACCAGCGAAACCCCTAAGGCAAAATTGGAAGTAATAAGAAAGATTGCGGCTATTTGCGTACGTTGTTTGGAGCAACATGGTGCGCCTAAGAGGGAGGGTTTTGATGCGAGTTGAGATCTGTAAATGTGACTTTTGTGGTGCCGAATATCGGGAAGACCACGGAGAGCTTAAATTCCGGTTCGGAACATACCAAGATCCGGCTGAAGGAATCAAACCGGAAACTCATACAGTAGACCTGTGCGTAAGTTGTCTCCAACGTGAGTTGCAGCAGCTTATCAAGGTGTTACCGGAAGACTACCAAGAGACGTGCTATAAACAAATTCGTAGCCAAAGTAAGAACAGAAAGTCTATAGTCCTACCGGGTTAGGCTACTCGTCCTTCCACTGCATGCGTGAGAAGACTGTCGAAGTTTTCTTGTGTTCGATATCCCAGGCATCTTTATCAGATGACTCGGAAATCGCCGCTTCAAGCTGCTTGGCGAACTCCGTGTCCTTGTCTATTTCAAGTTCATAGACACATGAGTACGCCCACTCCTCTGGGACGCTGTCGATGGTGTCAGCGATAGTGTCGTTCTGCATTTGCTCCATCGCACCCATCAGGTCTTTCACCGCTTGTTTTGTCTTTGGAAGATCAATCTGGCGCGGAAACTCAATCATGACATCGCCAGACACCACCATCTCGTCCTCACCGAAATCGACTGGTAAGCCATAGTCAGCTTCAAACGTGTATCCACCGCTGGTGGCTCTGAACTGTTTATCTCCATTAGCAACGAAGTGCATACATTCTCCTTAACTCAGCCTTATTTGAAGCTGTCCAGTGTTGATTATGAAATAACTGTCATTGGTTGGCGTTACTGGTGACGCAAAAGTCCCAAAAGTAATTATATCAGGTCCTGTGCTATCGACGCAAATAGCATAATGTGTGATTGTACCCCAACTGGCGCGGACTCTCGGAAATTTAATCCGGCTTGGATTAGTGGCAATCCCGTTGGATGGTGGTCCAAAGAAGACAGGACGACGTTTATATCCTTGTCCACTAACCTCTGTTCCAATTCCAGTCGGTGATGCCGCATCCAACAATAACGCCAACCATCCGCGTATACCAGTAAAGTTTTGACCACGCAAGAGGGCGTTGATGATGTCGTCGCGATAATTCAACGCCATGTTGCCGAACAATCCGGCGTAGTCGAACCGCCCACCAGTGGTATAGACCACTTGGTTGCTGGCCATTACGTCAAAAGTCGTTGGAATTAGATGTTCCTTGGTGACACCTAATCCCATTAGGATTTCACTAGCCTCTTGTGTTACCCTCGTCGGGTCGGGAGTGGTTCTCTGCAGGAGTGTCTCAAGCACTTCCTGGGAGACTCGTGGAGTAGGCGTGCTTTCGCGGAGTTGAAGCACCTCAAGGACTTCTTGCGAAACACGAGCCGGGTCGAGTGGAGTAAGACTTACGAGAACCTCTGTGGCTTCCTGTGTTAGTCGCAGCGCTGGTTGAGGATCCCTGAAGACAAGAACCTCCGAAGCCTCTTGCGATGCCCTGACAGCTGGCTGTGGGTCTCGAAAGACTAATACTTCGGAGGTGTCTTGTGTTACTCTTCCTGGCATGCTATTAGAGGACTAGCTTGCATCCAAACTCCGCTGCATTAACATTGGTCGGAGTCCATTCAATATCACCGTTTGGATCAAAATTCCTTACTGAAGTATAGTATTGGTACGAGTCAGTTAGCACGAAATCTGCTTCCGCCATGCCATAAGTGGTGCCACCGGATCTGCAAACGTGGGCGAACTTAGAGACCGACGCGTCTTCACGGCGAGCATACGAAGACCGTTGAACGGCCTTAACCGTGTATGATGTTGGTGCAGCTGCCATGGTGAACAATTCTACGTTGTCTACCACGTTGCAGTCAACCCAGTCGGTATCACCATTAGGCGGTACTTCGTCGACTTTCAGATAGTGAGCACCAGCACTGCTGGCCACCCAGTCCGTGGTCGATCCATCGGCGGCTGGCATAACAGTGACAACACGGCAGTCACCAAGGAAGTCGAGGTTGGTGGTTCCGGTGGTGTCAGCTAGATACAAATCATCCATCGGGGTGTCATTGAAGGTAGCAAACCCAACTGCAGTGATGTTGGTCGTCGACGCGCTTGGTCCCTTAGTATTGGCCCCGCTAATATTCAACACTTCGGTGCCATCTACTTTGACTACAGCCGTACCAGTCGATGCGTGAATGGTTGCTTTGAATTCAATATAGTACCACGTGTTTGCGTTCAACGTAATAGTGGTGTTGCCTAATGAAGAACCCGACCTATCGCCGCGCTTCACATAGAGTTTCCCATCGCTGTGGATGGTTAGTGTGACGTGATAGTTAGAACCTTCACGATATGACATTATTTCGCGATGGTTGTTAGGTGCACCACTGATTAGCTTCCACGCCCCACCGCTAATATAAGTGGTCTGTGATGGAACCGTCTTAGAACATGTAATGGAAGCCCACTCACCAAACCAGATGCGCCTGATGGCAAAGCTGTTTCCTGCCACACGTCCAGAGTCGAGTGAACAATTGCTGTAGTATGAAGAATCTCCCTCTACCACGCTCGTCCACTTGCCGCCTTTGACGTAGTCAATGTGACCGTAATGATCGAATCCTTCCATGAAAACTATTGCCATATTATCCTCATATCTTGAAAATTCCGCTGGTTGGCCAATGCAGCTCTGTATCTACGCCTAATGGACTCAACGGGAAGTTATATCCAGTGTCCATATACAAAATTAATGGGCTGGTAGCGCTATCACCTGTGTCCTTATACACCACGAACGCTGTGACATTGGCCCCCGACAGGGCAGTAAATGTTACATTCGACGCTTTGAATACTCCACCAGTCACAGTCATGCCGGATAGCGCGACGGCGGTTCCTACCTTGGCACCGGATGCCAAAGTACTGAAATACTGGTCTGCTGATTGACTCGCCGTATATTGCGTTTTATCGACCAACTGCACTTTGATCGTGTCGGACGAAAAGTTTATCTGTCCCTTGCCGAACGCCTCGAGTGCCTTGTCGTATACAAAATTGGCCATATTCTCTAAGTATTTAGGGTGTGCTAAAATAACACTATGGCTGATAACTTTACCGCCATCTACGAACCAATGCTTCCGCCTGGGACAGAAGACCCGTCAAGATGTGGGTTTGATACACGTGAAGAGGCACAAGAGTACATCTTCAGCAAGATGTGTAGTTTCTGTACGGAGTCTCGCAGGAAAGCGTTGGCGGGAGAAGAAGGCGAAGAGGATGAGTACGTCGATGAACTGCCTGGGTGTTACTGGGAGTGGTTGATCGTACCGTCGGATAAAGCCGACTTGCCTCACGATGAACTAATGGAGGCGGCGGGTTGGAAAAAGATCTGGACTAAAGAAGGTGGTCCTATCGAACCGGACAGCCAGGACCCTTCAGCTCCCACTTGTCCTTAGCTTTACCTTCTTCGATAGTCTGCCACTGCATGTTTGATGGATCGTCCGCACCACCACACGCCAACGGTTTGATGTGGTCGATCACATAGCCGGGACACGATCCACTGCGCTTGTTCGTGGCAGGACAAGGGTGGTCGGCCTGGAATCGGCGCTTAGCGGAAGAACTCCGCTTGATGCGTCCGTTGCGCTGTCGTTGGACGACAACATGACCATCCCCATCACCATCCTGTGGGAGTGTGGTTGGTGGCGTAGAGCACGCCACCAACCCGAATAGCAGGAGTGCCAGCAGTCGCCGCATTTACACCTTCAGCATTGCAGGAGTCTTGTCGGGGTTGATGCGGAGGAAGTCCGGGAAGCGAAGGCTGAACGTGCCATCTTCCTTCTTCGACACTTCCTGGTAGGCCACCATCACAACTTTGCCGATCAGTTCGTTGCGTTCCTTGAGCATCCAGAGTGTGCCGCGCTGCTGCTCACTCATCGACGCGACGTTCACGACCACCTCGTTGTAGACGGTGCCCTTGTACTTCACCGGGCCACGGCAGGTGATCGAGCCGAGATACTCCGCCCACTTGCTGTCCTTGTCGCCGAAGTTCCAGCCAGTGATCTCCATGTCGCACTCGAATTCCGGCTTCACCTTGATCCAGTCGTTGGTGCGGTCGAAGTCGTAGTAACTGTCCGGATCCTTCACCACGGTGCCTTCGTAGCCGAGACCGAAGTACTCCAACATCACACCCTTCATGTTTTCGGGAGTGCCGACGATCTCCTTGTAAGGAACCAGCACGAGGTACGCTGCGCCAGCGCCGTCGCGGGAAGCCTTCTCCGGTGCCAGGATCTGCTCGAGAATGGTGCGGCGCTCACGCAGATTGGAACCAGACCGCTTCTGTTCGCGCCACTCGCCGAGAGGCATCGCGTCGAAGATCCAGCCGCGCAGTGTCTTCGCCTTCGGGTGCGGCTTCTGGCTGCTGGTGATGCTCGTGGTGTCGTTGAAGTCGTCGGCCATCAGCTCGCCGTCGAGCATGAAGTTGCGAAGGCCCAGACCCTCGATTGCCTCGATGATGTGCTCGGTGTTGTAGAACTCCTTGCCAGTTTTGCTGAGGATGGTGACGTTGCCGTCCGCATCGATCTCGGCGGCGAAGCGACGACCATCGAGCTTGGGTTCGGCACGGAGAGTCTTGTTGATGGGCTTCTCGTTCCACGGTTCGCAGAGCTTGTAGCTGATGGTCGGCAGCAACCCGGCGTAACCCTGCTTGCCGAATGTCTCGGCGGTGAGACCGACGCCCTTGAGTTCGCGAATGAACACGCCGTAGATGTACTTGCGCACGTTCGGCGGGAACTGCACGAGCAGGGAATTCATGGCCTGTTTCGCCGCGTTGCCAGTGAGCTTCTTGGCGACCATCAGGTCCAACGCAGCCTTGACATGCGACCACTTCTCGGCCAGCACCTCGTCGCTGAGTTGTTCCTGGCATCCCACGGAGTCCTTGACTTTGTCGGGAGTGGCACGGAACACCCAGTACGGGTTGTAGGCGTAAAGGAGGATTTCACCAAATTCGGCTTTGGCTGCGGCCACGATCTTGGCCAGTCCAGCCAGTTTCTCGTTGCGGCTGCTGGTCGCGCTGATCTCGTCCAGCGTGGCAAATATCAGGTTGAATTTACCCATACAAACATTAAACCATACTCGCGGGCGGGTTGTCAAATCGATATTAGGTGCCAAGCATCGAGGTAGGAGAACCAGTTGTGGATGGATTTTTGATTGTTGTAAGCCGGGAGGTTTGGCTCTTCCGGGATATATATGGTTCGACTGTCCGGAATCGCCCCATGAGGAATGACAAACACGCGGTCGTGAATGGAGTCATAAACGACGTAGAACATTGCACCCACGTTCCTGGCGCTGACGTGAAGATATCGGCGGTCACCACCGGAACTGTAATATCTGTCGACGCTGTGCACACGCACGGTGCTGCCATTAACGGAGAGGCGATTGCTCCCTTGGTAGGCCACGGCGCAGCCAGCTTGAAGGGCCTTCTCTGCCACCTTCTTGGTGACCGCGTTTGGGATCACAACCTTGACGACAGGACGTTCAGCGCGGCGTTGTCGACCAGTACGCTTGAACACTTTGAGGTCTATTTGACGCACTAGTTCGCGTGCGCAACCAACCCGCTTTCCAATCTGAGAGTGTGTTAACGATGTAGTTCTAAGGAGGTCGACGACCTCATCCGTCATCATAGCGTCATTATACCATGCGCACGGCGAAATTAGCAACCCTATATAATACTAATGCTTACATTCAACCAGTTTGGGATGCTTTTGGAATATGACCGTAGCAAAGCTGCTCAAGCCCTTGGGAAGCGATTTAAGGATGCCGTCGACAAGGATCGCACCGTCAAGGGTAAGAGCATTGAGGACGTTCTTGCCAAATTGGAGACCGCCGACCCCACTCCAAACAGACAGTATATGCAGTGGTTGATCAACGCATTCCAGAACGGATCAAAGATAGAAGATCTTCTCAGTCGCGGCAAGCAGAATCTCATTAAGTTCGTGGCGCTCACCAAGCACAAGAAGCTTAAACCAGAAGATCGCGATATCGGCAAACTGTCTGATGTGAAAGATCTCGAGAACAAGATGGATCAATATGAAGATGGTCTCGAGAAACCGAAAGTGGTGAATAAGGGATCATCGACAGAGTTAGTCAACAACTCCGAGATGCGCGTAATTCAACCCAAGGATGAAAACGCAGCGATCTACTACGGTCAGGGGACCAAGTGGTGTACGGCTGCAGATGAGAACAACATGTTCAAAACCTATAGTGAGGATGGTCCTCTCTATATTCTCATCCCAAAGCACCCGAAGCATCCTGGCGAGAAATATCAGTGGCATTTCAAAACAGACCAGTATATGGATGAGACGGACTCCCAAGTTGACTTGGAAGAATTCCGCAGACGATTCCCACAGACTTCCTATTTCATGTTCAAATACTATCTGGATACAAACACTCATGACCATGGGTGGGAATATGATAAGCCAGAGTGGTTGAAGATTGATAGCAGAGAATTCTACTTGAAATACTGGAAGGATGGATTAGCGGATGGAAGTCTACCAACGCACGAGGCTATGAACTATGCGTGGTATCTGAAGAACAAGAGGATGACTATTGATCCGCGCATTAAAGAGATTCTGCTAAAGAGCAAAGATGGATGGCTGCTAGCAACGTTTGCCACCAATATCACTGTTGAGCCATGGCCAGAAGCAGAGCAGTATATCAAGAAAGACTATCAAGCGCGGTCCCTATATACCAACAATCTAGCAGCCAAATTCCCAGATGAAATACTGCACCGATTTATGGGGATTGAGAAGGATGAAAAATGAGAACACCAACCTCCCCGGCAAATCTTGCCAAGATCAACAAGATGTACGAAGTACTTCAAGACACCATGCTGAATCTCGCTGGTCGTTGGCAAGATGAAGGCAAATATGAGAATATCGAAGACTACCGCAAGGTCATCGAGAAGTCTCTACCTGCGGGGTTCTCCATCACCAAGATGACGAAGAGACCGTTCGGGTTTCAATTCAAGATCGGAACGGAAGCCGAATATGCCATCATTGTGAGCGGGCGCAAGTACGAGTGGAAGCGAGTCGCCTAGCGCGTAAAGCGCGTGGACCAATCGGAGGCGATAGTCGCGTTCAGACCAAGGTTGGGGTCTTCGGCCAGCACCTTCAATGCCTCCTTGACCGTGCCTCGATGGTCGAAGCCAAGGTAGTACCGACCATCGAGGTCTGCCTGGACCCACAGCTTGTTTGCCTCCGCAGAGGACTTACGAATGGTGATGGTGATCTCTTGACCTTCCATAGCTAGCACCCATCCTTGTCAAGTACGGTTTCATACTCCAGGTATCCATTCTCGGTGAGCGTCACTCTGGCCTGTCGGTTCTCCCTGAAGGCGATGTTGTCGGCCAAGGCAATGGCCGCACTTTTGGTGTCGCGAGTCCAGATGCGCCCATCACCACAGGTGACCGTGAATGGCTCGTCGTGGCAGAGGATGTTGTGGTTCTCGAACGTGTTGTGTCGTCCATCCGGGTGCCACCACGTTGCGGTCATGTGGCCGGGAATTTGCCCATACCACTTGCCGTCAGGTCCTTGAGAGTCAATATGGACCTGGACACGATTCTGGTCTCGATACCAACCTGCGCCGCTTGGCTTCATTACATCACCTTGTTATAGATTTTGCGATGCGAGGTCCGCAGCCGGGAGTCGGCCAACACGAGGTCGTCGTGGACGTCGCCGCTTTTGTATCCGAGCGATTCGAGAAACTGAATAGCGTTTGTGAGTGCCTGACCGATGGACATGTCGAACGGGGTTTCGACGTTCCCCTCGAACATACCCCAATCGACCCCGCCGCCGACCCCACCGCAGTCGGGACACTTCCACGGATTGAGCTTGCGGGTCGCGGTATCGTAGTTGCGCTCCGGTTCCTTATTGGAGTTGCACCACGGACACGCCACTTTTGTTTTGGCTAGCTTTGCTTGGGCCATATCTAAAGTAAACCACACCTAAGGTGCAACTGTCAAGTCGCTGATAGTGAAATCTACCCCGTAGACCAGCATCATTTTGAGGACGAATGCGTGTCCCATCTTCAGCCGGGGTTCATTCAAAACCTGATGGAGCGACATCCCCCGGCGTTCGTGATCATACCCGTCGTAATCCCACAGCGCGATCTCCTGGCCAGTTGCGACCACTTCCTGCAGCCATTTGAAATCGGCAGTCACCTTGACGGCATCCCGATATAATGGCAGGTAGATTTGCTTGCGGGCGTCGATATAGCCGAGGCGCTGACCGTCCCAAAGGGAACACAACGGTCTAGCACCGCGTCCCATCGGATATCGGAACGGACGCTCCGCGTACCAGCCGTTTTTGGCCCACGACCAGTGCACGTTTGTGGGGTTGCCATCCTCGTCGGCGTGTTCCTGATAGAGCTTGGAGAACTGCCACGCGTTCTCCATAATCTTGGCCTGACCGAAGCCTGGGATTGGGCAAGGACCGATATGGAATGGTGAGAGACCTGTATGAGCGTTCCTGCTGGTTACGTTGATGACACGCTCGTTTTCGCCGCGTGTCTTCCGATTGTCTCGAGGACCCATGATGCGAATCTGATCGCCCATGGTTTCATTTTAGCATGTGGTGGGGTAAATTGTCAACTGAAATCGTACGTGAGTACTTCGGCCTTCTTTTCCTTATGAAGAGATGATCCAGTTTTCAGTTTGAATGTTGGGACGATTAGTTTCTCTAACTCAGCCTTGAAAGCGGGGTGAAACCCACCATCGGAGTAGATCTTGAGATAAGTCTCCTTGTCCTCGCTGCTGGCCAAATCGAGGGCCTTGTGAATGAACTGAACCGTCCCAATAGCTGCAGCGTTACAAAACTCACCAACAGTCATGGAAAAGTCAGCATCATCGATAATAGACGGCACGTCGCTAGGAGACAAGTTGGCTTCGATCTCAATCACGCCAATATAGTCGGGGTTGTTGTAATAACGCCTACGTATCGACGCGGTCCCAGGATTGTCTTCATCAAACGGGTCCATTGCCTCAGACTCGTAGTGGGCGGATAGTTCCAGGATGAGAACGCCTCTCAGTTCAACTTCCGCCGAGACGCTGTCGTATTTCTTCTTGCCAAGCTTCAGTACAGGATGGGCTTCGTTCAGTTGCATAACAGTATATAGCAAGTTGCTCTCTGCGTTTTGATTGTGGAAAACTTCCACAAATTAGCCTCAGAAAAGATCATGTGACTTCTATGTATATTTGGGAGGTAATTATGACTGTTCTGCTAGTACTAGGAACGTTCGCGGTATTTCTAATAGTAGACTTTTTCACTGGTAAACTTCCTCATGTCAGCAACGACAATGACATCAGTCATGAGATTGACGTCGTCGAACCCATGCCATCTCTAAGTCGATCCGCAGGAGCCTAGCAAGATCTCGTTTGTCTTCTTCGGAAAGTTGAGCAAATTCGTTACATAGTGTGACTTTTGCTAAAGGAGCGTCGTCTTCTATATCGCAAACGATAATATCGCCAGTGCAGGTTAGATATGAGTCTAGTTTCATTTTATGGTAGGCAGGGAGGGACTTGAACCCTCATGGGTGTGAACCCGCCAGATTTTGAGTCTGGTGCGTCTGCCAGTTCCGCCACCCGCCCATCGGTTATGACAACTCTATTAAACCATATTTAACACTCTTACGGGTCCATGAATACGCGTTGTGCCCGAATTTTGCATTCCACTCCGGGAATAGATGTTGGGCCACCGAAGGAATGAATTTGGCTTTTGGATTCCAACGATAATCCGGTGACATCCCAGTGTCTACTATCACCAAGAAGCATAACATTGCTTCATTTTCCGAAAACTCTTCACTATCGACAGTCCTGTTGTAGTGACCGATGATGAGTTCTCTCATTAATGGGTTGGATGTTGCCAGCTCAATGAGATCACGATATTGTGGGGTGTGTCGGAACACCGCAATATAGGACTCAACATCAGGGGTGTCTGTCAGCAAGTTGTCGACGGAGCTTAGAATGGAGTGAAAATCGTTCATATTTCTTTCGAGTATTACTATCGGATTGAGTAGCATGTTAGTAGTGGAACGCGACCACCACTGAATCCCTGTTAGTCCAGGAATCCACAGGAATTATTTTAGCGTTCTGCGCGTCAATAGTATAGTGAATGTTCTCGCGTTGTAGAATTCCATTCTTCCATACTTGCAGGTGTCTTCCAGGCTTGGTGTATCGCCAAGTGTTGTCTGGCTGAAGCATTGCTGGTTGGTTGACGTATGGCTTTGGAATAACAACGCGAACGCTGTGATCTATAGTCAACCCATACCCAATAGGAATAGTTGCATGAGTCCCATCACTCATCACCACTAACAATCCAACTGGGGTTGGTCCATGATGTTGGAAAAACTCAAATATTCGCCTAAGTAATCCGGTGGGTCTGATGCGTACAACCATTAGTTCTAGTTTAACATCTAGACTGAAGTTGTAGATAAACAAAACGAAAACAGCCGGGGAGTAAACCCGGCTGCTTCCGTGACTGCGTCGTTACTTCTACTTGCTGAGTCCGACGCCGCCTTGTGCCTTGGCGAGGAGGCTCATCACCATCCCCATCAGAGCGCCACCTTCGCCGTCGCCGCCGCCCACCACATCGGGAACCAGCTTGATGTTGTGTTCGGAGAGGAACTGGAAGATCTGCACCAGGGCGAAGTTGTCACCCATGGCTTCGACGCCCGCCTTCGCTGCCGCCGCTTTCGCCAGACCGATGGCCTGGACAGCTTCGGCTTCCTTGGTACCCTTCATCGCCACGATGTCGGCTTCGGCCTGACCGCGCTTGCGGATAGCGCTGGCCTCACCTTCCGCCGCCTCGCTGACGGCCAGGGCCTTGCGTCTCGCGATTTCGATATTCTGCTCTTCGTTGACCAGCTCGGTCTGCTTCTCAGCCAGCGCCGTCGCCGCCACCAGCCGCTGCCGCGTGACCTGCGCTTCTTCCTGCACGGTGTTGGTCTTCTTGACTTCTTCGGCCACCTTACGCGCAGTGAGCGGAGCCATCAACTCTTCGGGAGGAGTGATATCGCCGATCAGCGTATCGACGCTCTCGACGTTGTACTCCTTGATCGCCGTCGTGATCTGAGCGCCAGCTTCGTGCTGCCGCGCAGCCCGGTTCTCGAGGAAATCAAGCACCGTGTAATTCTGGGCGCTGTTACGGAAGTAGTTGCCGATGATCGGTTCCAGAACCTGATTGACGAGGTTGGTGACCGAACCCACGCGGCTGATCACATACGGAGCTTCCTTCGCGCCGATGTTGATGATCTGGCTGACGTCGAGATTGAACTTGAAGCCGTCCTTCGAGCGGACCGTGATCGTGTTCAGCTTCTCGTCCAGCTTGTGGGATTCAGTCCGCGCCGTTGCCCAGTTCAACACGATGTTGGTGGTCGGCACCAACTCGACCTTCATGGTGCGAGTGTTGATCGGGTGCTTGCCGGGATACAGCGGTTCGGCCCACACACCCTTGCCGCCCTTCGGCACGATGTTGCCGTGAGTGAACTCTTCACCGGAGATGTCGGCCTTGTCTTCGCCAACGAAGCTCACCACGACGCCGACGTAGCCGATGGGGACGAGAACGAGGTCCGCTTCTTCCACAGTCACGAACCACGGGTTCAGGTTGTACTGACCCGCCAGGAGGATCTGCTCCTGCAGACCGCGCATACCACCCAGTTCGTAGAAGGCGTCGGAGTCTTGGAAGTTGGAGTGGCCAGCCACAGTCGGCGCAGCCATCAAACCATCAGACAGCGGACGGCCATCGGACGCGGTGAGCATGCCGACCTTGTCGGACGAAACCTTGGTGACTTCCGCTTCGAACACATCGAAGAGCGCCTTGTTGATACGGTACATACCAGCGGTGAGGACCGTGCCTTGCTTACCTTTTTGACCACCGTTGTTCAGGAAGGCTTCGGCATCCTGAAACATGTTGCACTGCACGGACTTGCAAACCACGCGGTCCTTCGGCTGAGGAGCACCATCTTTGGCCGCGATCAGACCGATCTTCCCAGGTTTGATCACGACGACGCCGTCCTTCACGATGTTGTACATCCACGGCCAGTACCAGAAGTGCATGCCGGGTGCCAGCACCTTGGCCTGATACCCAGGTTCGCCGTTGAGAGCAACGACGCGACCCTGCGGAAGCTTCTTGCCGTCGAAGCTGAACTTCTTGATGATCTGGCCGACTTCGTTTTCCTTGATGACCACGATGCCGAGGGACATCTTCACAACCAAGAGGAACACGGCGATTCCAATGATCCAGAAGACCCACGGAAGAGCTGCGGTGACGAATTCCATAACGTTTGACTTGGTCCTTTCAGTGTGCGAGAGCTTCGTTGTAAGGACGTGGAGCAAACTGCACCACGCCGTGTTCGTCCTGCACCTCCACGAGCAAGTTCCAGTTGGCTAACGCTCTCGCTGTGGCTTTAGCCTTTTCCAGATCTTCCTCCGGTGGGAGTGTGTTGCCGGACTTGATGTAGACTACCGTGTAAGGCATTGTTTCACCCGAAATTCCAGAACAGCCACCGATAGATCGGTGGATTACATTTCAGGGTCAGTCGCCGTGGCAAGAAGTACTTCCACCACATTCTGCGACCATACGCAGCTAGGACGATTCTCATCGTGCCAGTCCGCATCCTTTCTTGAACTCCAAGAATTTGCGTTCGAACGATGTCAGAACCGCGTGGCCCATCGCGGCCTGTTCGAGTAGTGGGTCGGTGATCTCTGAATTGTACATTCGCTCCGGGAGAACGATCACCACCGAAGTGAGTGCACCGTTGAGGGCGCTCTTCTCTTCGCGGAACAAGGCCCATGGGAACGGGTTGTCCGGTGATGTAAGGATTCCGACCAGTTGCTTCAGACTCTCGCAGTCGCCCCCGTTCAGCAGGACCATGGTCTTGTGAAACTCAGCCCAGTCATGCAAATGGTGGCTTTGACGTGTGTCGAGTTGGCCAGCGCTGTCTTTCAGGAATAACTCCACGGTAGCATGCGCGGCCTGGATACCTTGCTGGATGCTACTCAAGTAGAAGTTTCCGAAAGCGTACAGCCGATATTCGGGCGCTTCTTGCTTTGCTGCCTTCTTCATTCACTAACTATTGAACCATATGTCTCGGTAAATTGTCAATACGCTGATTTGAGGGCGGCACCACAAACGCTCTTCAGGAGGTGCTTATGGGAGTGGAAGAAGTTTCCATGGTAAATGGTCTTCATTTTATGATATTCTGCGGCGTGAATACACTCGTGGGCAAGGACGGAGAAGAATGCGGAGAAGTTTGGAAATCTTGAATTCATTTCCAAATCGCAGTATGAATGGCCATTCTTATCTTCATTTCCGGCACACCAACCCCAGTATTTCAGCATTCGCCGTACTTTCACGTTCTTGAACGCCGGAAGTTCGCCGTTGAATATTAGCTGGCTGACAATGCGCGACCAGTAGCGGCAATCCGATGGGGTGGGTTGAAATGGGGTGTCTTTGATGTTGGTAAGCTGGTACTTCCTACCGTCCAGAATGGCTACAGACTTCTTCCGCATTTCACTCCATATATAGGTTCCGCTAAATATAGACAGGGATACCATTTCGTGACCAAAACGTCCATACTACAAGAAATCTTCGATAAACCGCTACCATACGAATGGTCTCGCAAGGATCATGGAGATTGGGTTGCTGAATTTGACGTCGCCGAAAATATCCGCATTGAAGTCATTATTAACGACGATTTTGACCAAGGAATCTGGTATCTCAAGTTCCACCCAACCGACGCCACCAGAAAAAGTTTAGGTATCAGACGGCGCGATAGGCCAAAGAAACTGGATTTACCACCCAGTTTACACCTCAAGGTTTTGACCACAGTTCTGGCAATTGTCAAGGAGTTCATCACATCCAATAAGCCGGAAATTATTCTGTTCTACCCTGGCCGGAAATACCAACAGCGAATGCTTGATGCTTTCATCCAACAGATTCCAAAGATATCCCAAGGATATGTTGGTGATAAATCGTCCGGTGAAAGAGTAGCCTACATCATTGCAAAGAGTGGGAAGACACTGCAACGTTGGAAGGAGAAATTCCACGACTACTTCGACAACCCAGTGGATGAGAACAAAGATGACATGGACGCGGCGGAGTGGGTAATTACGGAGATGCAGATGTTCAAGCCAGTTGGTGTTGGCTTAACTCCGTATCCGTGGTCATGGGTAGTAAGAAATGATGATGCGTGGATCGCACAAGCCAGCGACTATGACGGCTACAGTCTATCAATCACAATCGCAACGATGGATGGTGGAGATTACGCAGTTCATGTTGTTGGTGACTTCCCCGATGTGCTAGAGAAATTCAAAACGACAATGAGTGTAGTGCAGGAATTTATATTCAAGAAGAGACCAAAGAGTATCACAATAAGCAGGTCTGAAGTGCCGGATGATGGCTATCTTGATGATAGATTTATTCCCGGATATATGGTGGCCAAGGACGCCAACAATATCGTCCTAAGAATGACGAACGGTCTTAACGTCTGATGCGTATCGCGTGGTCGCTTCACGCACATATAATGACTTGCGCTCATCAGACAGTTCTGTCAAGTCACCACCACCCGCAAGAAGATCAGCAAACGCATCGTCCTCTGCTTGCTGATCTTCTTGCTGTTCTGTGACTCGTTCGGCGTAAAAGCCAAATGGATTAAGAATCCAGTTGAGCAACTTCTCTATAAGCATTATTCTTTTCCGCCGCGCTATGTAAGTCGGCTAGCGCTCTCCTCGCATTGAAGAACACACATCCTTGCTGCCGTGCATCGTTCTCCGCAATGTGACGGACAGCCTTCTTCGGGAACCACTTCTTCGGGAAGTTCCTCTTCACGGAATCCCTGAAAGTGGAATTGCGCACGGCCATCGCGTATGTCTTGATGTCCAATGCGGCAAACCCGACAATCGACTCACCTACAAATCTATGAAGATAGTAGTAGAGAAATGTGAAGTCGAATCCTGCCGGGTATGCAATGATCACTGGTGCCGCGTGTAGCCTGTGCGTCCATGTCTTTACCTTATCATGAAAGCGGCGCATTGCGATAGATGGCTCTTCTTGATCGGAAGTCACCTGCTTGTATACTTCTGGATGATCGGCCCAGAAGTCCATGGTGTCCTTGTTCTGGACGGCACCGGGCAGCGGCTTCAGATTGGCAGAAAACGAGTCTATCTCCTCACCGTCGGAGTTGTAAAACACCGCTCCAAGCTGAAGACCGCTGTGGACGCCTGGACATGGACCATCGGCTTCCCAATCAATAGAGATATAGAATTCACTCATACTAATATGTTATCTCATCTGCTATTCACGCGTCAACTTGCCGTCCAGCAGATTGGGGAACATGTCCTGAACGATATCCTTAGTGATACCGGGACAGAGACTCTTATCTTTCTGTAAAGCACGTGCAAGCATTGCCGATTCAGCAGCCGGAATAGATTCGAGAATCTGAATGAGTATGGCCGTAAGGCGCTTCGGGGTTAATGCCCCCTCGTTGCCCTTCTGGAAAGGCCACAGCCGCTTGTGTTCAACATGCAACGTGGACATGCTGACCTGTTCCGGCATGTTGTCTGGCTTATACGCGGGGACCTCAGTATTGATGACAATGCCGTCATCAAAGATAATCTTGAGGACCTTGCGCAGAGCAGCCGTGTTGTTGTTAGTCAACACCGCGATCTTGTCTTTGACGGTTTCAGCCGCACTCACTTCGCTTAAAATCTGGTAAACGGCCTTCGTATATTTCGGTTTTGCCGGGTTTTCGAGAAACGATTCGAGCATCTAGAACTCCTGTATGTGGTCCATTAAAGTACGCATCCGATGGGCGACCATGTAGCTGAAAACTTTACGTTTGTCACCATCTGGTGGGATTTGATATTCCTCCAGAATGGCCTTCTTCACTTTGTCCGGAATCTTGGTGAGATCCACCAGCG